TGATCCGGTCAGCCGAGTGTCCAGCGCCGAGATTGAGTTATTGACCGAGGTGATTGCGGTCTTGCGATCTGCAATCTCCGTGGTCACTTTGCTGTCGACAGAGGTGATAGAGCCGGTCAGCCTCGTATCAAGAGCAGACAGAGAGCTGGTCAGCGTAGTCACTGATTCCTGACGGGTCTTGATCTCGTTGTCGACCTTGGTATTGACGCTGGTGATGCTTGTGTTCAGCGTCGCAACGTCAAGAGCCCGGGCGCCGGCCTCGTCGGTGATCGCCATTTTTCGAGCGCTCACTTCGGCTGCAAGAGCATTATCCGCTGAGGTCTTGTTTGCCTTAACCGCTTGGTCGAGCGCTGCAACAGCCTTGTTGGCGTCGGAAATAGCGGTCTGCAGGCTAGATATTGACGCCATCGTGGATGTGTCCACATCCTTGAACTTGGCGTAGATCTCAGAGACCTTGGTGGCCATGCTTGAGTCAAGCAGAGCCAGCGACTCGGATAACTCATTGATGCCTGACGTGGCGCCGCCCTTCACAGTCTCTATCGACTGCTGGAGCTTCTGAATCGCCCCGCCCTCACCTTCAACCCGCTTCTCGAAGGCCTCCAGCTGAGTTCTTATGCCCTCCGGGCCGTACCACTCGATCCGTCTATCGGTCTCGATGCGATTGGCATCTATCAGCAGCTTGAGGCCAATCTCGGCGGTCGTTTCAGACAGCTCCTTGCTCTCTTCCGCCTTCTGATCGCTAGCATGGGCAACGTCGACTGCCTCAAGTGCCTTGTCGAGCACAGCCTGAGTGTTTTCAACGGCAGTCTTGGCGTCAGTGGATGCCTTGTCGATGATTGCCGCAGCGTCATCATCAAGGAAGTCGAACTTGATCTTGCCATCGAGCATGGCCCCCATTTCGTCCGGCGTCATTCGCACGACGACATAGGCGCCACCGACAGGCCCGACAGGCCCAACCGTACCGGCCTCATTGACGTGGCGAACCCAGACAAAGTACCCGTAACCAGACATGGCTGGGATCACCGCCATCAAGGACTTCTCTTCGCACACCTTCATCGTGTCGATATTGAGCGAAGGCAGCTCGGCAGGCTGGCCAACCTCGTTCAACATTACGCGCTGAACAAAAACCTGGGTCTTGTCATGGCCAAGGTAGGTCGGTCTATCCCATGTAACCCGAATCGAGCCGAAGCCGGAGGTTACTACGACATTGGTCGGCGCCTGTGTTGGCGGCTCGATGACGACTGAGTCGTTCGGGTTGTAAATGGCGGCCGGCAGTGCCCACTCGGTATCGCTAAGCCCCTCGACGCTGCAGAAGCGGCGCGTGGACATGTAGATGATCGCCTTGGAGCCTACTTCTCGATTAGTCGGCGGGACGCGCTGCCACAGCTCGCCTTCCGGCATGGGGCTTTCATAGCTACCACCGACAGGGCGGGCCGGAACCTCAACCGACATGCAGTAGACCGTCACGTCGTTGTAGGCGGTCGACAGTGCAGGCTTTGAGGCGCCCAGGTAGGCCATTGCTGACGGCGTACCCATCAGGTCGATGTTTCTGGCCCAGTAGAAGAACATCTTCTCTTCCAGAGCCTTGTCAGTGACCAGGTGAGTGAACTGACCGTTCTTGTCAGCGTAGCCAATCATTGTTCCGAACTCGGCGACGCCGTCGCTCGTTACGGCATTTGGGCTTGTCAGCTTTTCGATAGTTGTCGGGCCGGATGCGCCAGTCACTATTGCCGGCAGCTCTGTGCCCTCAACCATGCACCAGATCTCGACCTTCTGCGTCGCGTACTCGTCGAAGATGATGCCGGATATGTTGTTGCCGCCATTGATGGAAGAAACGATCCCTCCGGCCGGGATCATGGTGTTGACCGTCGTGTCGATACCGCTGGAGACGGCATTAACCGTCATTGGTGCGCCAGCCTTCCCAGTCATCGAGTAGGGAGTGATGGTGAAGGCAATCTTGTCGCCAGGCTTCACATCAATTGATGCTTGGTTTTGCTTTTTACCCAGCGAAACAAGAGCGCCATTGTTGGCAGAGACTTGGACTTCGGCTTCTTTGTAGTTCGCGGCCGTGTGCATCCAGGTCACAATCATTCTCACAACCAGCTCTGTGCCGCCAAACACCGGGGTTTCGGTGATTTCGACCCCTGAAACTGGGCTGAGCGGTCGCTCATAGGCAACATCAGTCACCTGGAAGTCGGTGTCTTCATCGTTGAACACGCGCTCGTCGTACTCAATGGCGGTGATCTGACGGGTCAGATCGTTACCGGTCAGGCCGATGCCCCTGATTGTGAACAGACGAGACGAGAACCCAGAGAAGCCCAGCATGAAGTGATCGAAGCGAGCCGGAGCTTGAGTCAACCCTGAGACAGTCACAGTGCTTGTTGGCGCCCCGTAAACTTCGGGTGTAGCGTTCGCAGTGACGATCACGTCGGTGTCGAACAATTCAATCGTTGACCCTGCAGCTACACGCTCAAAGTCGCGCAGCACGACACCCTGCTCACCGTTTTCGTTGGAGAACACGTCGAGCACGGCTGTTTCAACGCCACCGACGATGGCACGCTTCACGCGACCGACATTTTGAGCGTTGAAGCCGTTCAGCGAGATGTATCCGCCTATCACATTGGACGCAACGAACCGGCCGCGACTCATGGAGGAGAACTGCAGATTGATCTTCCAGTCCTTACCCGCATCAAAGGTCACATCATGATCGAGGGTCAGGCGATACTCGCCCGCAGTGCCGGTGCCAACCGCATTCTCCAGCTTGCCGGCTTCTCCCCAAGTGACCATGTTGTGCTGTACCGCGACCACGTCACCGATGGTACAGGCCAGCGCTTCGACAGGGGCCGTAAACGAGACGGTCTCGACGAGCTTGTTGGTGTTCAGGGCGAAGTTGGCCTCGCGGATTGCGTGCTCTTCGGAGGTGATGCCGACGACCTTGATGGAGGTCGTGATTGGCTTGGCCCCTCTGGCCAATGAGTCCTTGTCGTAGACCTTGATCGTGCGCTGCTTGTAGTCGTACTCCTTGTCGTAATAGGTGAGCTCGACCTCGTTGGCCCGGTCGTTGATCGCCATCCAGTCGATGCTAAAAGAGCCCTCGATGATGTTGTCGACGCCAAACGACATAACGGGCTTCTTCGGCATCTCGATAGCAACGGTGTAGCGGGTGCCGGAACGGACAGGTAGAGCGCGGCCAACGCGGAACACAGCAGCGATGGCGTCCCACAAGGTATCGCGCTGGTCGATGATGGAGTTGAAGCGCAGCTTCTTCTCGTCGCAGTAGTCAGCCCACTTCTTGAACGCCCAGAAATCAAGTCTGCTTGGTGGGATGCCGCCGCCAAAAACATCATCGGTCAGCATGTCCCAGGCAATCCACGCAGGGTTGTCGTGACGATAGAAGCCGTCGGTGTAGGTTGTCGCTTTCGGCAGCATGTGAGCCGGGCGGTCTAGGGCCAGATGATTCGGCGTGAGGGTGCCCAGCTTCTTGAGAGACTGCTTGTTCTGAGCCGCCGTCAGCCCAGGGAAGTCGGCTCTCTCCTTTGGCGTTATGGGCACGCCAAGCGTGTCAATGTTGGCACTGGCCACCCATAGCTTCTTGGAGTCATCCCAGACGCGAATGATGCGTCCCAGGTTCTCAAAGGTGACTTGCGGGATAGAGCCGATCTGGTCGCTGATCTTGAGTTTCAGATACAGCAGCGCGGTGTAGTTGTACGAAATGTCCGAGTAGATGATCTCGGAGACCTCGTTGAGCACAATCGAATCGCCGACGTTGGTTGATGAAGAGTCGTCCGTCAGGCGACGAACGCGAACCACATATCGACCAGGCGGCAGGCGCGGCGATTCAAAGGAGTAACGCACAGCTGCAGACGCACTATTGCCTGACATGCGCAGAACGCCGCTGCCGGATGCGGGGCCGGATGCGGGGCCGGAACCGTTATAGCCGGGAACCCACTTGTTGATCGGATGGAATCGGTGATAGGTGCCGACCTTCACGCCATCGCAGATCAGGTCGCCATACTCATACGCGCGGATCTGGAGCGTGGACTTTGGCAGGACTTTCTCGGCGACGGTGTCTTCCGGCAGGCTGTACTTTCTAGGGCCGTCGTCTCTGTTGCCAGAGTAGCGATATATCGTCGTCAGGCCACCCTTTGGCGTGACAGCCTCGCCAATCAGGCTGTACCGCTTTCCGTCGAAAACGTAGTAGTTGGCATATAGGCCAGTTTTAGGGTCGAACTTGTTTGGACGAGTCGGATCGATCATCTGATCGCCGACCTTTCGCTCGGTGATGGTCTTGCCGGCCGATACTTTGGTTCCCGCTAAGTCCAGATACCAAGTTTTATTGGACACGCCGAGCGCTACGCCGGTCGAGAAGGACACATACTGAGAGTCGTCATCGCCGTACTGCTTGATTTGAGCCTCAACGTCGACACTGTGCTCGACCTGGTTGCCCTTCTTGTCGAGCTTGTAGATGGACGCGACAAAGTCGAGCCGAAGCCCCTCAACGCCCTTCTCGACGCTGGTTGTGTACTCCGTCCAAACATCCTTGCTCTTGAGCTCGCGGTTTACCGTGACCTGATTGGGTGTAATCTGCCGGTCGAATACGCCGGTCGTGTCCTGCTCGTCGTTACCATTGAAAAACTTGTACTCGACGTCAGTTAGAGAGGAGAGAGGTTGATCGTTGATAAGGATCGAGTCTGCCGCGACACCCGCTACCACCCCTTCGCCAGCGTTGATCAGCATGTGAAGGTACTGGGTCTGCCCATCGAGGGTGGTGTAGTTGCCGATGATGTTGCCGGCCTGACGATAGCGACCGTACACGACCGGTACGGCGATATTCTCAGTCGAGGTGTTTTTGGCGCCGTCGATGCCGTATGTTCTGGACTCTTCGTTTTGAGTCTGGCTGTTCTTGATGGACATTGGCAGCATGGCGTTGATCAGCATGGTGCCGCCGATCATTACCGCGGCCTGAGCTACAGCCGTTGCTGTTGCGCCAAAGCCGGCGCCACTCATCATGCTGCCCATTGCCCATGTCGACTGGCCATAGGTGAAGACGGTCAGCGCGACGATAGCCACGATACGGATGATATTCTTACTTCCGCCGCCACCGCCCGCAGGCATCGGGGCGATAGCTACAACGTCGCCCGGGTTCGGCAGCTCGGCCGCCAGGTCATCCTGACTGACAACTCGGCCATTTACTGAAAATGCGTAACGCCCCTGCAGCTCACCGATGTAATCGGCAAGGGACTGGCCAGGGGCGTAAACGCGATCCTCAATCTGCTTTACATCAGGAACAAGCGGGTTCCTGATGATCACAAATCGGATGATTTGCGGGGTTGAGTGCTGCATATCTGTAGAGACCCTCAATTCGGTTGACCCAAAGAGAAAGTCGCTCTGTGCAGACGCCGCCCGTTACTTCACTGGTATGGATAAATTCATCGTCGCCCAGGTACATCGCTACATGCGTGAACGGGCCTAATCTCATAAACAGCACGGTGCCGGGCTCCAATTCATCTACCGGCTCCCACTCGTGCAGTTTGCTTCTCATGTGCCGAGATATGTCTCTGGCTGTAGTTCGCGAGCCGTAATCCGGCAGCTCAAAGTTGAACGCTCTGCGATAGAGCTCCATCAGCAGACCGTAGCAGTCGAGCGAGACGGCAGGATCTCTCCCGCCGTACTCGAACTTCACCCCAATCAGATCGCTGCAATCAATCATGACGTCGTGATCACCGTGATGGCCGGATAGCCGCCAAACCGCTTTTCGTTGCCATGCGCTCGACAACCATTGGCTCCAGTCAGCGTCAGGTCGCAAGAGGGCATACTCCCTGAGTAGCCACATCGACGACTCTTGTATCTGAATGGGCATCGATCACGGAATTGAACGCGAGCAGGGAAAGCGCGTGTAAGCGGGTTCTCTGCCCCTAGTTCGATATTGACTGCATAGTCCGGCGCAGAGACGGAGATGATCTCGAAGATCTCTGAGAAGTCGACCAGAGTGGTATGGTCGTCAGGATCGACGGTCACAACCATCATCGTTGCAGTGCTGCCTACGGCCCCGCGGTAGGTCTGCAGGTAGGGGCGGATCAGGCCTGCCTGATCCTGAATGGCCAGCTGGATGTTTTGCAGCTCGCCAGCGTCATCTTTCAGGTTCAGGTCAAACCCGATCTTGGTGAACGTCTCGCCCTCTATCTCCAGGTCGGTGTCGTAGTTGACGATGCGCAGCGTCTCGACGTGCTGGCCGGTGATTGGGTCGGCAACATCGATCACCATCGCAATGGTCAGCGCGTTGTCGGAATGAACCTTGTTCTTCTCGAGGACGCTGGCAATACTCAGATTGTTCATGTTACCCCTGCAAATTCGTTAAGCGTTTACTGATTTTATACCTCCGTCATTTCAATGTCAGTAATGTTGAACTTGTGAGAGCCGCCGACACCGACGTATTTCGACTCGGGCAGATCTGCAGAGAACCGGACGGTGAGTGATTCCCCGGTCGTCGGCAGGATGTAGGTGAACATCGTGTGCTTGCCGACTGTCGCCATGAAGCGCTGGACGTTCTGCTCTTGCGCCAGGGACAACATGGTGAAGCCAGTCTTGATGACTCGACGCGGTCGTCTTGCGCTGCGTGGGCGGGTGTATTTGTACCCGCCTTCCGTGTTGCTCTCGATGGTGGTGTCCTTCGATCTGACCGAGAAATACTGGGAGTCCTCCTTGACCCCAGCTGGCGGAAATACAGACGAGATTGGCATTATCTTGCCCCCTTAATTGCGGTTCGCAGGGCGCCCGGGCGTGACATGGCCTTGATGACCACATCAACGATGTACTTCTCGCCGTCGAAGCGTGAATTGGTCTGCTGACCCTCCAGCTCTACGCCGCTGCTGTTGATGATGTTGAAGTTGACCTGCGGGCTGGCCGCCTGGCCGCCCTTCATAGTCACCGGAATGGTTCTGCCGTCTGGCAGAGGAACGTAGGCTTCGTTGTGAGAGCCCTCGCCAAAGATGGCGACCTGCGGGCTGGTTGCGATGCCGCCCTTGGCGTATTTGCGCAGAGGGAGCGGGCCTTCTGACGTCATAATGCCGCCGTTGGCGTAAGCGTGAGTGGTGGCCCTGCCGAAGCTGCCAGTGAATGCCTGGCCGTTTGACTGGCTCGCCGCGGCCGACGCCCCGCTAGAGAACAGCCCACCGAATGCGCTCTCAAAGGTCTTCATCATGGCCATCTTGAGGAAGAACTTCTCAAGGTCTTTGGTCATGCTGACGATCATGTCGTTGAAGCTCTCCTTGCCCTCAACGATGCCGTCGGCGAACGCATCAAACACACCCTCGAAGGCGCCGGATAGTTTGTTATCAACGCTATCTACCATCTCGGCCAGTGACTTCTGCCACATGCCGTAGATAGTAGTGTTCTGACGCCCCTGCTCGACGACTATCGCTCTCTGCTTCTTGATCAGCTCAATGTTTTCCTTAATCCGCTCTCCTTCACCCTCTGCGCCGTCCTTGAATTGCTCGATATGATCGAGGCGCTTTTGCTCTGCCTCTAACAGCTCGTCGAGGTATTGCTGTTGCTGCTTTAGCTCATATTTGGCTTTCTCCAACGGTGGGAGTATGTCTGCGTTAGCCTTGTTGATGGACTTTTGCATCTCGGCGTTGATGTTGTACTGGTCGGCGAGACGCTGCTTCATCTCAACCTCTCGGATCTTCGCCTTGTCGCTTTCGGTAAGAGTTGACGCCTGTTTGAGATTTCTCTCGATCTCCTTGATGGCCTCGGCCGTCTGCTCCGCAGCCTGACGCCACTCCATGAATGGGTTGTCGGACTTTGCAGCCGCGTTACCCATCTTCTTGGAAATAGAAATGCTCAGGTCATCGAGGCGATCCAGCGTCGTTCTGCGCTGACGGGCCTGCTCTTGAATGCTTGCCTGCTCCTGCTTAGCCAGGTCGATTGACATGGCAATGACCCGGGCCTGATCTCTGGCCGCAGCATTCTTCTCGCCACTCATGTAGCCGGCTGCGAACTTTGCCTCCAGCTTGGCCAGCTCCTTGCCCTTGACCAGCTTTTCGTCCATCAGGCCGAGCTCTGCTCTCTGAGCGTCAATTCCCGCTTTTAACCCTGCAAGATTGCCACTTTGAGTTATGAGATATTGCTCGCCCTCAGTTCTAACTTGCTTTGCCGCCTTCCCTGACTTAGTCAGGAACTCAAGCATTGGGTTGGATATGGCGCTGCCGCTCTTTATATCGGCAATAATGCTCTCGGCCATCTTCTTTTGGCCGTTGAGCTCGTTGTAGGCTCGTTCCTGGTTGATGCTTCGGAAAATGAGAGATTTCTTGCCTGTCTTGTCGACAATCTCAGAGCCAGCTTTTGCTGCGAGCTCAAGCTGTTTGTTTATGTCGTCCCTTGCGCTCTCAAGATCTGCTATTACTCGCTTGACCGTCTCTTGACGCAATTTCTCTGCTGGCGCAGCGAACGCATCTTTATACGCCTTGTCGTAGTCCTGACCTGCCTTTCTTCCTCTATCGGCAGTCTCCTTGGCATCTTTTTCAATTTTGTCCATTGCGTCATTGAATTGCTGCGAATATCCACGGAGCTTGGCGCTGAACTTGGCCTCGAATACTTGGCTACCTGTGTTCTCCGCGTACTGAGCAACCTTTTCGGCGCCTACCGCGTTGGCCTCGTCAATGTCCTTGATCTTCTTCTGCAGCTGAGCCTTTTTGTTGTAGGCATCCTCCAAGGCCAGTAGCGTCTTACCGTATGACAGCAGACCGGCGTCGATTGACTGGTTCTGCATGTCATAGCTAGCTCTCGCCTGTCTGGCCAGCATGATTGCCTGTTCGTCCGTCCCTTTGACGCTGGCTCTCAGGTTTGCTTTTTGTCTCTCAAGGGTTTCGATCAGCTTGTCGTTTTCTTTGGCGTCATCGGCAATGCTGGCTCGCTCCTTTCTCGACACATCAAGAGTGTCGTAGGTGGCCGTCAGACCGCGGCTGTCGATCATCTCCTGAGCGATCCGCTTCTGCTTGAGATAGAACTCGTCCAGGGCATAGAGAGCTACGCCGATTGCAGCGACGATGACAGTTGTCCAGCCGCCAAACATACCAACAACGGAGTTGGTTATTGCTCTCAGACGCGATTGGCCGTTTTGCAGCGCTTGCAGACGTTGCTGCAATGCTGCCAGGTCTTGCGCGTATTGAGCCCTGTGAGCCCTTTGCATCGCTGCAAGCTCTGCGTCACGAGCGGCCGTTCTTGAGATGACCCACTGACGATGCAGCTCGGCTTCTTTCTGATTGAAGTTGCGGTGCAGATCGAGGATTTGCCTCTGAACAACCTTGGTTGACTCAGGCCATGAGGCGATTTCGCGGTCGATGTAGGCCTTAGCTGCAGACAGATTGCTGCCGATCTTGTTGAGTACAGACGGGGCAAATGCGGCCGCGATACCAATCACGATCAGATTGAGTTTGTCATAAACCGTCGATGCGGCTGACGCAGTCAGTTTCGCCAAATCCGAAAGAACCAGGCCAAGTTTGTTTGCTGCAGCCATGGCCTTATCTGAGCCAAGATAGGTTGCAAACTGATCTGCAATGCCGACGGACGTGTCGTAGAAGTTTGCGTTTGCCGCCTCTCTGGCTAGCTTTTGGAAGGCTGTAGAGATACGGTTGGTCGCACCTTCCCAGGTCTTCGCCATTTCAGCGGCAGAGCCCATGGACGAGAGCATCATTTCGCGGTTCAGCAGCTTGAGCGCTTGCTGCGCCTCCACTGTACCGGTCGAGATCTTTCTGACCAACTCGCCAACAGAGATGCCCGCGGCTCTGGCCATCATCCCCATCGCGTCAGGAACGGCTTCACCGAATTGCTGACGCAGTTCTTCCATGGAGATGACGCCCTTACCGGCCATCTGTTGGATAGCGATGGTTGCGCGTTTCAGCTCTTCGGAGCTCTTACCGAACTTGGCAGCGGTGTTGACCAGGTTATTCAGGAAGCCGGACGGGTCATTGACGTTTGCGGCCTTGAGCTTGGTCATGGAGTCGACCATAGCGTTCAGCTTGTACGGCGATGCTGCGGCCCTGTTGGTCAGGTCTTCGAGCTGCTTCTTGGCGATTTGGATGGATTCGGCATAGGAGCTGGTGTTTCGCTCCAAGCCAGCCAACATCATGGATGTTTTGTCGAAGAACGATCCTTGTTCCAGGATCGAGGATGGAAGAGAAGTAAGCGCCGCGGACAGGTTCATTACCGTCACGCGAGCGAGCTCCAGGTTCAACGCATAATGGCGAAGCCCTGACAGCATGTTGGTTTGTTGCTTGTTGGCTCTGGAAGCTGCCGCGGCCATCTTATCCATGCGCTCAGCAATGGATTCGAGGGCATTGGCGGCTCTTGTCGCATCGACTTTAAATGTGGCGGCCCCTTCCAGAATGAGGCCGACCCTAATATCTCCTGCTGTCGACATTTACCCTCCGCAGAACAATTTGAGCTCGTTGATCGCGCCCGGATCGGCCTGTACGACCTTCTCCCGCGCGATGACGTAGACTTCCCCTTGTTCAGCGATGAGCACTTTATGGACGCTTTCAGCGGCTTCGCCGCTAGCTGTTGCGGCCCCAACAGCAAGACGTCTCAAATCACCTTCTGCCCTGACCCGAGTTATCTGTTGCTCCATGCAGAAGAAGAGATCTGCAGGCATGTTCAGGGCGTAATCTGGAGTGACCGAGTAGAAGTGGCAGAATCGAGAAAAGACGAACGGAAAATCGACCGCCTCAACTCGTACTGCCGGCCTTACTTTCCCTCGCCTTCTGCCTTGGCTTCGTCGGCTTCGTCGCCGCTTTCGTCACGGCCATTTGCAAACGCAATGAGGGCATTCAGTTGATCCATGTTCAGGGCCATCAGCGTTTCACGAGGACATGAAGGGATCAGCTCTGCGACGTCGTTGACCATGTTGGTCAGGATCTTTTCCAGATCGGTCTCTTTCTCGCGATTCTTCTCGCGCTGAACGGCGCGAATGACGGAGGCAAGAGACTGTTGGACAATCGGATAATCGACGCCATTGATGGAAACAGCGCGTTCAGCCGGTGCGATAGCATTCAGATTCAGAAGTTTCATTGTGTTCTCCTAAACAAGACCCCGCGGGGTCGCCGCGGGGTGATTATTACACAAATGAACAGTAAATGTTTACTGATCATTATAGGCGAAATTAAGCACCAACAACGTCTGGATTACCGAAGGTGATCAGCTTGCCGGTGACAGGGTCAGGGTAAGCCTTGAACTCGACGTTGTAGGTACGCTCGGTGTCTGACTTGTAGGCGAACTTCACCGCACCTGCAGTACCGGCCTTCGGAATAATCACATCCTCAGACTTGTCGGTATCAGCCAGGGCAACAGGGTGCAGACGCAGCTCCTTGGCCAAGGCCAGCAGACTCAGACCGGCGCCGACCTTCACGTCGACACGCTTCTTGGTTGGGTCGGTCGCGTCGCTGATCAGGGTCGCGCCAGGCATGATGCGAACCATGTTTTCCAGAGTGGTTTCAGCCAGCGGCACAGAGACTTTTACGTTCCGGCCGGTGATCTGCTCTTCCACAATGGTCTCACCGAACTGGTCAACCTTGGTTTCGTGGGTGTTGGTGGTCAGCTCCAGCTCGACACCGCCGATGGTCAGACCAAGATCTACGTTGTCCAGATACACCTTGCAGGTGCCAAGACGGATGTTTTTAGTATCACTCATTACTTCTTCCTCATTGCATGGTGAAAGTGAGTTCGTAGCTGGATAGCCATTCGGTCATCCCGCTATCATCCCGTCCAAACGGCATTGGCATGGCCTCCGGGCGGGAAATCATGATGTTGAACTTGCCGAGGGTTTTGCCCTCGAACTCCATCAGGTCGAAGACCCTGCCGGCCAACTCGCCAGACTCCGCGTAGCTGTTCCCGCGCGTAGCGACGAACAGCGTCCCGCGGAAGTACCGGTTAATGTCGGCACGACGCATAAAGCCCTCACCAGAGGTAAACAGCAGTACGCCGGCAGTCCCTCTTGGCATCTCGCTCGCGAAGATCGTTTTCCCAACTTCACCGACGCCACCTTCCTGCAGGTAGGCGGCAAGTTGTCCCAAAATGTCCATTAGTCCAATGCCTCCTTAACAGCTCGTTTCAGGTAGTAGTCGATGGCTCTGCTTCGCTGGTTCGCAGCGCGGGAAAGAAAGAGTCGGCCGACGTATTTGCCGTCGAATGTCGGATTGATGGCCAAACCGAGCGAGCGAGCCTTCTCCTTCGACTTCTCGCCAAGAGTGTCCCACTTGTAACCAGAGTGGATTCTCCAGGCGTAGTCAGAGAGGTTCACGCGCTTGCCGCTGACCATCTTCCATTTCCGCAAGTTGAGCTTCACAACGAAGCCTACCTGGCCGCGGCCGCCATCTTGCCGCTCGACGAGAAACGACTTGGCACCTGTAGAGCCGTCCAGCAAGCCGGTCTTGTGCGGTGCATACATGGCAGCCAATTCTGCGATTCGAGCGGCCTCCTTACCCATCACGCCAACGGTGGCGCTAACGGTCAGGTTTGCCTTGCTGACGATCTGAACTCTGACGCGGTCGATTTGCTTTTTGACCTCTACGGCCATTCGGCTAGTCTGCGACACAGTCGATCTCCCAGTGATGCAGGCGCCCAACAATGTCCATGCGACGATGAACGCGGGCGATCTTCATTTTCTCCCCGGTGCCCAGCTTGATCCGGTCTCCGATAGCTGGCTGAACGGTCTTCTCGATCACCAGCCGGTAGTCGTACTTCTCAATCTCGGCCCGACTCTTCGATGCCGACTTGTCGGCCCGAACCTCTGTCGTGCTCAGATCGTCGCGAAGGTAGATAGGAGCCCAGCCGAATCGCACTCCTCTGGTCTCGTAGATGGGCTCGTTGTAGGCGTTTTGGCCTACACGCTTGAACAGAAAACCGTCTTTCCTGACCGGAATGAACATTCGTCACCTCAGCGCGTAAATGACGGCTTCGCTTTGAGGATGAAGCTCGTCGACGGGAAGAGTGGAAGCGTGAAACTCAATTCCGTCTCGGTCGTACCCGGGCTGGGACAGTCTGAATCTGTTGGCACCAAGCTCAACGGACTTCAAGACGTATGCCTCGACCCTGACTTGCTGCAGTGTGTCGGCAATCAGAAGAAAGAGGCTGTGCGTCAGATTCGAGCGCACACCGATCTTGCCTGCAGACCACCGACCGAGCCTGTCTCTGTACCCTGACTCGGCCAGCCTCAGTGCTTTATCAAGGGGCCACCCAGCGCTGTGATTCACAGCGAAGCGCTGCGCATAGCCATTAGCGATCCGCGCTCCCTCCGTCGCGTAAGCGCACAGCTCGAAGACGATGCGCTCCCTGGCGGTTGAAACGACTGGATTGTCGAATACAGCGACTTTAGAGACGTCCAGCCCTGCTTCTGCAGTTGCGCGTTGCGTCTCTCTTGAGGCGAGCTCGTATGCAGCGCTATCGAGCATGGATAGCGCTTTTTCACTCTTCACTGTCGCAGCGTCATAGAGATCTGCCCTGAGCGCTGTCATTTGCGCTTTGTTCGGGAGCCGGCTCGAACCGAATACGGCATGAACCAGCCCTGACATGGCATTGATGACGACGCTGAGTTCGCCAACGATCTCCTTGGCCATATCGACATGACTACGCACGAGCGGTACTCCTTGCGAACCGCATGTACTTGCCAATGCGACGCAGCGCCTTGATGCTGAGACCGAACGATGCCGGTGCTCGGCCCTGGAAGAATTGCTTCACCTCGCCGACCGTGTACGACTGAACGCCAAGGTCGCGAAGTTTTGCAATTTCATCCCCACCCAGAAGGGCGTTGGCCTCGATAAGCTGGGCAACGTAGAAGTCTTTCAGCATGGCGGGAGGCAGCTTCATCAGCGCCTCCTTGGTGAGCTCCTTGGTGCTGACAATGGGCTTCTTGTCGGCGTTCAGGCGCAGATCCTTTGGCAGAGCTGCATTGTTGAGCTCAAGGCCGCCGATCTCCTCGTAGGCAAACATCAGAGCGGCCATGCGCTCCTCTTTGGTTGCCGTCGAGAATGCGCCCATATCAGGGATCTCTCTGATCAGGGAAAGCGACTCCAGGTACGACAAAAAGGTCGACTCCCCAACAGAGAACGCCTCTTTCTTTTCGACCTGATAAACAACGCTGCCCCTGTGTTCGCCGAGTTGGAGGGTAATGACGTAGTCGAGCTCATAGGTGGACACCAAGAAGTCGCCCTCGGCCACATTCAAATAGCCCTCAACGTTGACGTTGAAGCCTTTTGAGCCTGGCATCGGCATTTCAGTCCCGGACTGAACGACTTCGCCCAGCTGGTTCACCAGCTTCCAGTCTGTAGAGACAACGCCAATCAGCTCGTCACCGTAGTCATCGGTGTACTCGACGTAGAGAGTGATTGGTGCGCCCTCGGCTACCCTCTGAAACATCGGTTAGCCTCGCTTCTCAAGCAGCTTGTCGATCAGCGCAGGGATGGTCTTACCGCGAACACCGACCTTGTCGCCAATCTCGCGCAGGCCAGCAAGGCCGCTCTTGTCTGCGATGGCCTCAAGCTCTGCTCGATCTGGGATTTGGAAGACGGTCTGCTCACCGGTTTTCTGATCTGTCACCTCGACGGTGCCGGTCTCGACTGGCTCTTCATCTTTGCGAAGAGTAACGACGGGCTCCTCGCTGAGCTCTGCAAGAGGCATAGCGCCAGCAGCGACCTCGCCGACTTCATTTCCCTTCTCGTCCAGATAGACCAGACCGCGGGCTTCCATTGCCAGGCGTTGAGCGGCGATGAAGTGAAGCGGTTTTACAGAGATGCCGTCCTTGAACTCGAACTCAGGCATACCAAACATTAAGCCGGTGAACCCAGCAGTCGGGCCTACCAGCTTGACGTGAAATTCAGTCTTCATGACGTCTCCTCGTAGCGAAAAGAGGGGGCAGAGCCCCCTTCTTTGTGGCGCCTATTAGGCAGGCAGCTTGACGTTGGCCAGCTTTGCCAGCGCGTGAGTCGCCTTCAACGCCAGACCGCAGTACATCTTGATGCGGGTGCGGGTAGCGTCGCGGTTCTGGACAGTGCCCAGATCCTCGATGGCGAAACCTGCCGGATGGGCAGCGGCGTACAGGCCATGCAGACCGTTGTCTTCGTCCAAGCGGAACGCGAAAATGTCGGCGGTGCCGTTGGTGGTGTTCTTCTTGATGAAGTCGTTCACCAGGATCGGGCAGCCGTCGTGAGCCAGAATCGGACGGTCGAAGTTCGGCAGCTGGATCATCCCGCCAGTGTTACCGCCCATCAGACGCAGCATCGCCTTGTAAGCGCGGATGTGCTCGGAGCGCATCATGATGCAGTCGGCACCCAGCTTCACGGCGTCGGTCAGCTCGTCGAACATGGAG